CCTCTTGATGATTCGCCATGCCGAATCGTTGACCTTAGCTGCACAGTTATTCATTTGCTGGATGAACTCGGCTTGGCCGTTATGGACTACTCGATGATTGACTAAACCTTCTAGCAAGTCTCCACAGGCTTTGTAGAACTGCTGGCCTGAGACATCTTCGACCACTACGCCAGAATTATGCAAGCGATCTGCAATCGTTTGGGTGGCGTACTTGTCAAAGCAGACTAGGCGTGGCTTATAAATGTCACACCAAGCCTTTATACTTGCTGCCATCTTCAGCTCATCAATAGCAACCTGAGAGCTGTAAGTCTCTAGGATGCCGATGCCGATCCTGCCGTCTGGCAGTAATTGGCCGGCAACAAGTGAACCATTTCTACGACTTGGACTGACATCAAAGCCAAAGACTGTGTAAGCACCGACTGCCATTTCTAATTCCGAGTCAGATGTTTCCTCAAGAATGCCATGAGGCCACGGGCTACTGAGAGAGTCGATCCATTGGCAAAGAGTTTCCGTGCGCGTGTTTTCAATCGGTGAAGTAGCAATCGCTTCTTCAATCGCTTCTTCTATTGAGATGCTCTCTGGAGCGCGCCTTGATGTCGTTGCAGCTACTAGAGATGGATCTCGTGGACGAAGTGTCAACGGGTTACTTTACATCGACGAAGTCCGAGAGATTACAGAAGATGGATTTAGAGCTGCTACTCCTACGACTAGAGCTCACCCAAATTCTCAGACACTCCTTACCTCAAATGCTGGAGATGCGTTCTCAACTGTTCTCAATGATCTCAGAGAGCGAGCAATGGACTATCCACCCAAGTCTTTTGGATTCTACGAGTATTCTGCGCCACAATATTGCAAAATAACTGATCGTGCTGCTTGGGCTATGGCTAACCCTTCTCTGGGTTACACGATTACAGAGGAAGCCATTGAGGAAGCGATTGCTACTTCACCGATTGAGAACACACGCACAGAGACCCTATGCCAATGGATCGATTCGCTAAGCAGTCCTTGGCCTCATGGAATTCTAGAAGAGACCAGCGATTCAACGCTTGAAATGGCTGTTGGGGCTTATACTGTATTCGGTTTCGATGTCAGTCCGTCACGCAGGAACGGATCATTGGTCGCAGGACAACTTCTCCCAGATGGGCGGATTGGCATTGGAATCCTAGAGACTTACAGCTCTCAGGTTGCTATCGATGAGTTAAAAATGGCCGCAAGTATAAAAGCATGGTGTGACATTTATAAGCCACGTTTGGTCTGCTTTGACAAGTACGCCACCCAGACGATTGCAGATCGCTTAGCCAATGCTGGGGTAATTACCGAGGATGTCTCAGGCCAGCAGTTCTACAAAGCCTGCGGTGATCTCCTAGAAGGCTTAGTCAATCATCGAGTAGTGCACAATGGCCAAGCCGAGTTTATTCAGCAGATGAATAACTGCGCAGCTAAGGTTAATGACAGCGCATGGCGCATCATAAAGCGCAAGTCAGCAGGTGACATCTCAGCACCTATCGGCATTGCCATGGCAGTAAGTAAGTTAATGATCCCTCAACCTAAGCCTCAAATATATACTTAGACACACCCATATCACATTGTCTAATTGCTTGACAACTGCTACCATTTATGTCTATGGGTAAAATCTTGCAGTCATTAGGGCTTGAGGCTAAGCCACAATTACAAGCTCAAGCAGCACCTCAAGTGCTCGGTGAGTATTCACCTTATGCGATGCCTTTCCAATTTGCATATGTTGGCCGCACAGAAGCAATGTCTGTACCAGCGTTAGCACGATGCCGCAATTTACTTGCAGGCACAATCGGTGCAATCCCTTTAGAGCTTTATAGAAAATCTACTAATGAAGAGCTTGGCTCACCTGCTTGGTTAGAGCAACCTTCATACTCACAGCCACGATCCGTAACTATTGCGTGGACTGTCGATTCACTTTTGTTTTATGGTCAAGCATTCTGGCAAGTAGTCGAAACTTATCAAGAGGATGGCCGGCCATCTCGCTTTGAGTGGATTGCTAACCATCGAGTTACTGCAACACTAGATAGCACTAACACATTCGTTAAATCTTATGCAGTCGATGGCACTACATTGCCAATGGACGGACTTGGTTCTCTCGTTACATTCCAATCATTAAGTGATGGCATTCTTAACACAGGTACATCAACAATTCGCGCAGCTATTGATGTCCAGAAGGCAGCAGCGATAGCAGCAGCTACTCCAATGGCAACAGGTTACATCAAGAACACAGGAGCAGATCTAGATCCTAAAGAGGTTCAGGGATTACTTGCTTCATGGAAGAATGCTCGCACTAATCGCGCTACTGCATACCTGACATCTACTTTAGAATATAACCCAGTCTCATTCTCTCCAAAAGATATGATGTACGGGGAAGCAATCTTTAACTTGGCTACAGAGTGTGCGCGTTTGTGCAATGTACCTGCTTACTATGTCTCAGCAGATCAGAATAACTCTATGACTTATGCCAATGTGCAAGATGAGCGCAAGCAATTCTTAACTATGTCTCTACAGCCATTCATTACTGCGATTGAAGATCGCTTGTCTATGGATGACATTACAGCTCGTGGGAATGTAGTTAAGTTCGATATTGATAAGAACTTCCTGCGTACTGACCCAATGCAAGAACTAGCAGTAATCGAGAAACTTCTATCCCTTAACCTAATTACTCAGGAGCAGGCGATGGAGATGACTGATCTAACACCTAACGGAAGCCAAGGTCTAGAATGAACCAAGTAATCACCTTCTCAGCTGAACTCACAGCAGATTCAGCAAGTCGCACAGTCTCAGGCAAGATTGTGCCTCTCAATGTCGAAGCAGGATCTACCAATATGGGCAAAGTAATTTTTGCTTCTGGATCTATCGATATTGCAGATGTCAAAGCCATTAAATTGCTAAGTCAGCACGATGCAAAGAAGCCTTTAGGTCGCATGGTTTCATTCAGCGAATCAGAGAACTCAATCGATGCTGTATTTTCTATCAGTCGCTCTCAGCGCGGTACTGAAGCTCTTATCCTTGCAGAAGAAGGATTGCAGAGCGGTTTATCAATCGGGGCAGAAGTCCTGAAGTCAAAGATCAAGGATGGCGTGACTTATGTATCCGCTGCTCGCTTGGTCGAAGTAAGTTTAGTGACCGAGCCAGCATTTAAGTCTGCTCAAGTTACTGATATTGCAGCAGAAGAATCTGCTGTAGAAGAAACAATCCAACCAACAGAAAGCGAGACAGCCGTGGAAAACACCACACCAGCAGTCGAAGCAACACCAGTTGAGGCTCCAGCGGTTGAAGCTGCTCGTCCAACTGTTTCAGCAGCATACTTCACAAAGCCACGCATTGAAGTAACAGCAGCTAAGTATGCAGAGAACACAATCCGTGCAGCACTAGGTGATGAAGATGCTCGTCAATACCTACGCGCAGCAGATGACACAACAGATAACGCAGGTCTAGTACCAACACGCCAACTGTCTGAGATCATCAACCCACTATCAACAACAATTCGTCCTTCAATCGATGCAATCTCTCGCGGAGTATTGCCAGATGCAGGTATGACTTTCGAGATCCCAAAGATCACAGCAGCACCAACAGTTGCAGACACAGCAGAAGGCGCAGCATTCTCAGATACAGATCAGAACGCAGCTTTTGTATCAGTATCAGTTAAGAAGTACGCTGGACAACAGACATTCTCTGTCGAATTGCTAGATCGTACATCTCCAGCATTTTTTGATGAGCTAGTTCGCAACATGGCAGCAGCTTACGCAAAGGCTACAAACGCAGCAGTAAATGCAGCACTTATCTCAGGTGCATCACTAGATGCAACAACAGTAGCGGCATACCCAACAGCAGCAGAATTGCTAGGCATTGTTGCTCGCGGTTCAGCTTCTGTCTATGGCGCAACAGCAGGACTACCAAACCCATTCGCTCGCAACATGGTCGTATCTACAGGACAATGGTCTAACATCATGTCTCTTAACGATGCAGGCCGTCCAATCTACACAGCATCACAGCCAATGAACGCAGGCGGTGTAGTTACTCCAACATCACTTACAGGTAATGTTGCAGGACTTAACCTCTATGTAGATCCAACAAACGCAGGCGATGGCGATGGAACAATCCTCATCGTGAACCCAGATGCATACACATGGTACGAGTCACCAACATACCGCCTACGCGCTGAATCAACAGCAGCAGGACAGGTAACAATCGGTTACTACGGCTTTGGCGCAATCGCGACTAAGGTCGGCGCAGGCGCATTCAAGAACAACAAGGCGTAAGCCCACTAAGTACGCTCTAGGGGGTCAGTAGCCCTCTGACCCTCTAGAGTCTTTAGAAAGGACAAGGCATGGCACTTACAACAGTTGCAGAGCTCCGTAGCACTCTCGGAGTCGGTACGCTGTACCCAGATGCCACCTTGCAGGAAGTGTGCGATGCGACAGATGCAGTCCTGCTTCCTATGCTTTGGAAGAATGTTGAGTTTGCTATTGCCAAGAAAAACGAAGGCACAGTTGGAACTCTATACTTTGAGCAGAATGTAGAAAATATTTATTATGTCGGGCAGAGCCTAAACATCGCTAATGCTGGACAACACTTTAACGGCAACAAGACGATCACGGCAGTTAGTGGCAAGTCAATCAATGTCACAACATCACATTTAACAAGCACTCCAGAACAGCCTCTCAATCCTTATGCAACAGTAGCCGATGGCGAAACGATTGATTGGGCAGAAGATAAAGCAATCCAGCAAGCAGCTTTGATGATATCTGTTGAAATCTGGCAAGCGCGTACAGCCACACTCTCAGGCAGTAACGCTGTCGATTTCCAGCCAAGCCCTTACAGGATGAGCAGCCAGCTCCTTGCTAAGGTGCGCGGTTTGTTAGCACACGCACTAGACCCACGCTCGATGGTGGGATAATGCCTGTTGCTATCACTACTCTCAGAACTACTTTAGCGACTGCACTAGTAGATAACGCTAAGTGGCAGACCTTTGCCTTTCCACCTGCCACAGTTCTTGCTAACTCTGTAATTGTTTCTCCAGATGATCCTTATCTGACACCTAGCAACAATCAGCACATAACGATCAGCCCGATGGCTAACTTTAAGATTGTCATGACTGTTCCTTTATTCGATAATGAAGGCAACCTCAATGGCATTGAAGATACTGTATGTAGCGTGTTCGCTAAGCTCGCAGCATCATCTTTGACCTATAATGTAAGCGCAATCAGCGCACCTAGTATTCTCAACGCTGCATCGGGTGACCTTTTAAGCTGCGAGATGTCCGTCAATATCCTTACGAGTTGGAGTTAATATGTCCGAGTGGGAAACAGAGAACGAAGCCTTCCTGAAGAAAATCGGGCAGGTAACACCAGCAACACCTAAGCCAGCACCTACCAAGAAAGACGAGGAATAATCTCATGGCTGTATTTCTAAATAACAAGGTCGGCGTGAAGATTAACACAGTTGATCTTTCTGACCATGTAACAAGCATTACACTAAACCGCACATTCGATGAGCTAGAAGTTACTGCAATGGGCGATTCTTCACACAAGTTCGTTAAGGGCTTGGAAGCATCGACTGTAACAATCGACTTCCTCAATGACACAGCATCAGCAGAAACTCTACAGACTTTGCAAGCTGCATGGGGAACCACAGTTACATGTGTATTCCTTCAAGACAAAGACACAGCAGTCTCAGCGACTAATCCTCTGTACACAGTCTCATTGCTAGTCAATAACACTACAGACATCAATGGTGCTGTAGGAGACATTGGCACACAGTCAATTACATTTACTGCTAACTCAACAGTTGCAGTAGCCACTACTGGCACATTCTAAGAAACTAAACAAAGGGGCAAACCATGGCAAAACTAAAGATAGTTCGTACAGATGGAAGCGTACTAGAAGGCGAGATCACTCCAGCAGTCGAATACTCGTTTGAGCAGTACGCTAAAAAGGGCTTCCATAAGGCGTTCCGCGATGAAGAAAAGCAGAGCGATGTCTATTGGTTAGCATGGGAAGTTACACGCAGGTCAGGTGAAACTGTTAAGCCTTTCGGGATGGACTTCATCGAGACACTTAAAAGTGTTGAGGTGCTTGATTCAGACCCTTTAGCTTAAAGCGCGATCTTCCGTTCACCTATCTCATTGCTCGCTTGAGCATTAGATTGGGAATCGCGCCACAGCAGTTATTAGATCTAGATAAGACCATGCTCGATGCATTAGTGCAGGGGCTCAAAGATGAAGCGAAAGAGGTGAGCGATGCCAACAGAGGTAAAAGGCGGAATCGCACTTCGTAAAGCTCTCAGAGAGTTCACTCCTGATCTTGCTAAGGAAACTCAAAAAGAGATCGCAGCAATCCTTAAGCCTATTACTGCTAAGGCTCGCGGATTCATTCCTTCATCTACACCTTTAAGTGGATGGGCTAAGAGTGGCAATGGCACATGGGGCAACCGAGTTTGGTCATCTGGAGAAGCCAAGCGTGGCGTTGGATATAAGACAACACCATCTAAGCCGAATCGTTCTGGCTTTCGTTCCCTTGCCCGCATTGTTAATGCTTCACCATCTGGATCTATCTATGAGACTGCTGGTCGCTTAAATCCCCAAGGCAGACCACAGGCAAAAGTACGACAAGTAAATATTCCTAGCTCTAATCCTGCTATTGGTGTGCATAGTTATGAAACCAGTACAGGCAAAAATTTTGGCAAGAGCAATAACCCTAATGCTGGTCAGCAGTTTGTGGATGCCATGAATCGCACTTCACCTATTGTTAATGCTTACAAAAGAGAGCAAGGTCAATCAGGTCGCGCTTCTCGTAAGATGAAAGGTCGCGCAATCTTTCGCGCATGGGCTGAAGATGGTGGCAAGGCTAACGCTGCTGTTATTAAAGCGATTGAAGATTCCAAAGTTAAATTTGAGCAGAGAGTGAAGGCAAAGTAATGGCAGCAGATGTAAAGATTGATATTGCTGCCGAATTCACAGGCAAAAAGGCTTTCAAGCAAGCCGAAACCTCAACTGATAAATTAGCTAAAGGTGTTAAAAAACTTGCTGGAGCTTTAGGTCTTGCTTTTGGTGCTCAACAAGTTATCTCTTTTGGCAAACGAGCTGTTAAAGCATTTGCAGAGTCAGAGTTAGAAGCAACACGCCTAAGAACGGCAGTATCTAATCTAGGTTTAGCCTTTGCTGCTCCAGAGATAGATCGCTACATTGACAAGGTCGAACTTGCCACAGGTGTCAATCGTGATCAACTGCAACCAGCCTTCTTAACTTTATTGCAGACCACAGGCTCACTTACCAAGAGCCAAGAACTGCTGAATCTTTCGCTAGATGTTGCAGCAGCAACAGGCACAGATGCAGCTTCTGTAAGCACAAAATTAGCACAGGCTTATGTGGGCAACGCTAAGGGCTTGCGTTCTCTAAACCTTGGCTTGACAACAGCAGAATTAAACAGCGCAGATTTTGAGACTGTCCAGAAAAGAATAACTCAACTGTTCGGTGGACAAGGCCAAGCAGCAGCCGAGTCCTATGTAGGACAGATGAACAAACTCTCGATTGCATCCGAACAAGCCTCTGAGATTATTGGCGGTGGATTGGTTGATTCTCTACTTATCCTTACCGAAAATAACTCTGTTGATGAACTCGCTTTAGATATGCTTGATGCTGCTCGTAATACAGCAGCCTTTACTAAGAGCGTTGTGGATCTAGCCAACGCCATCAATGCACCTATAAAAGGTCTATCCGAAGCTATAGCAAGCTTTGTAGAAAAGACAAGCCCATTCGTTAATCTTATTATTGAGGGTGATCCTTCTGGCTTTATGACAAAGAAGCCACCTGCACCATCATCTGCCCCTGTTGCTGGATTTAATGGTAAGACTTTTTATGCAGATGCACAAAAGAACGCAGAAGCATTAGCCAAAGCTGAAAAGGATGCAAAGAAGCGCGCAACAGAACTGCTTGCAATCAAGAAGAAGCAACAGGCAGCCGAAGCCAAGACTCTTAAAGATAAGCGGCTTGGACTTCTCATCGACAAAGCGAACCTTGCCCTCAGCAAGGGTGAAGAAGTCTTTGACATGGAGAAGATCCAGAATGAAGCAGCTCTTAAGAATCAGGCTGAGCAACTAGGCAAGGCAACTAATGGTGCTCAGATTCTTCAGATTGCCAATGATACTGCTCGCCTAAATGTCAAGAAGTCAATCCTTGCATTAGAGGATGCTATGGCTACTAAGGACGAAGCAGCAATCAAAGCTGCAACCGCTAAACTCAATGCAGATCTTGGAATCCTTGGGGCTTTGACTGGACAGGATGCAAAACTTGTAACGATTAAATCAATCCTTGATAGCCTAAAGCCAAAGGATCTAATCAACTTAGATAACCTCAGAGAAGCATTGGCTTTGTTAAAGCAGATCGCTCTTGGTAGCAATTCAACTGGCTCAACATTCGGTGGCGGTAATGTTGCATCCTCAGTCATCACATCTGCAAGTGTGGCAGCAGCTATTGGGGCTCGTGCAGGCATCGACATCTCAGGCGCAACAGATCCACGCGTTCAGTATGGCGGTCAAAGAATTGACATGGCTGGAAATTACAATAGCTTTAACCCAGAGATGCTCGGTATGACTTCAGGTGGTCGTTCTCCTAACGCACCTACTAACATTATTGTGAACACAGGCGTGGGAGACCCTAACGCTATCGCTGAGGCTATTGATCAGGTTCTTACAGATGCAATTCAGCGTGGCACTCTGAGAGGTACATTCGCAACCCCATGACATGGCTTCCAGAATGGCGAGTAACAGTAGGTGATGATGTCTATACGACTGTCACCTCTGTTTCCTATGCAACTGGTCGCTTAGACATTGACAGACAATGCACAGCAGGTTACTGCCAAGTAACTATAGTCAATACAAACAATGCACCTTTTACCATCAATGTTACAGAGCCAATCCTTCTAGAGCTTAAGAACTCATCTGGCACTTATGTCACAGTATTCGGTGGAGAAGTATCAGACTTTAACATCGGTGTCAGAAGCCCTGAGGAATCAGGCTTTATTACTACTGGCACTATTCTAGGCATTGGCTCACTTGCCAGACTTACTAAGGCTATCTATAACACAGCACTCGCAGAAGGTTTAGATGGCGCACAGATCGCAGAGATCCTAGGGGCTGCTCTGAACCTGACATGGGCAGAGGTCACACCTACTGTGACATGGGATACATATCCGGCCACACAGACTTGGGCAGATGCTGAGTCCTACATCGGCACGATTGATTCAGGCTTCTACACGATGATCGCTCTAGCTGCTAACGCTTCTGCTAAGTCTCAAACCCTTGCAGACCAGATTGCTAACAGCGCATTAGGTCAGCTCTACGAGGAAAAGGATGGGGATGTCTCCTATGACGATGCAGACCACAGATCTAACTATCTCGCAGCAAACGGCTTTACTAACATCGATGGGGCATATGCAACACCATCCTCTATCACTGCCACAACTCAGATTGCACGTATCCGTAACAGCCTTATCTATCGCTACTCCACAGGATACGGCTCAACCTACAGCGTGTCAGATAGCGACTCTATAGCCTCTTACGGCCTCTTTGAGCGTTCATTTGACTCTAACATTAAGAACCTTGCAGACATCACTCAGATCGGCACTAGAGAGCTTCTATTGCGCAAGAATCCACGCGGCTCACTGGGAGCGATTACCTTTCGCCTAGATAATCCAGACATGCCGAGTGCGATGCTTGACAGTCTTATCGGTGTCTTTTTTGGTCAGCCTATGCTAATTAGCAATTTGCCGTCTAACTTGCTTGATGGGCAGTTCGATGGCTTTGTGGAAAATGTCGCATTACGAGCAACCCCTAGCTTTGTAGAGATTACCCTCTACATTTCAGCAACAGACTTCTCACTATCTACAACTCAATGGGAAACAGTTATTCCTGCTTCACTTATCTGGACAGGCGTAAATGGTACACTTACTTGGACTAACGCGATCGGAGCACTAACCTAATGGCAGCTGTAACTACGAACTTCGGTTTTGATGTACCCACATCGAGCGACCTAGTAAAAAATGGTGCGACCCAGATCGCCTTGCTTGGTCAGGATATTGACACATTTTTAGCAGGAAGCCCTAATAAAACAGCGGGAAAGAATGTTTTGGTCAATTCAGATTTTAGAATAAATCAAAGATCGACAGGGCTTTCAACTACATCTACCACTTTTATTGTAGATAGATTTTCCCTTAATTATTCAGGCGGTAGCTGCTCAGGTGAACAAAAACTTTTTAGCGCAGGAGCAGGAATTACAGGTTTGGCATCTGTAGAACATTACTTAGAATTTATTTCATCGGGTCAGTCAGGCACATCAGATCAATTGCGTTGTCGCGGTGCTTTTGAGGATATTTACACCTACGCAGGAGAAACAGTCACATTTTCATTCTACGCAAAAGCAGCAAGCGGAACACCAAAAATTGCTGTTGGTACAACACAAAACTTTGGTTCAGGTGGTTCTGCCATGTACCTGCCGTTAGCACACCATCCTTGATAACTGCTGGAATAATGATGTCATGAGCTTCTGTTGGCTCATTGCATAACTGGCAGTTGATGACAGTAATCATTGGGATATCATCCAGATCAGTCCATTCGCCATCTTTATCTATGTTATACACCTCGATGTAGCCCATTACACTCTCGCCTTCTGTGGTTCCCATTTACCTACATTATTTACTACATACCAAAGCGCAGGACACTTAGGCGAACCACCTTGATTATTGACTACAGAGCAGAAGTAACCGCCCCAAGCCTTGGAATTCTTTTCACCTTCACGCCAGATGCGACTGCCATGCTCGCATGATGGCGCTTCCTGTGCTTCACCTGTTCCCATGATTGCAGCTACATTCTCCATAGCCTTCTCTAATGTCACAGGTGCATCTACTACGCCCCTATATTCATTAACAGGTGTAGTCCAGTAATCCTGATCATCTGCTTTAACCTCTTGAACAGGTGGCTTAGTCTCGCGTGGCGTTACTACTTTTGTAGCAACGAGCTTGCTCATCTCTTCTCGGCTTGGTTTGTGCTTGTCAATGCCGATGTTCGCATGACCACAAGCAACACCAATCGCCGAAGTAAGTCCGTTTTCCAAAGCAAAATCTTTATTGACACCCCTGTCCGTAATAACCTCATTCGCAAAACCAGTCGAGAATGGCTTCTCATCTGTGGCTTCTCGATACAGTCGTGCAACCACGATAAAACGCTTATCAGACCAGTCAAGAATCTCTGCTTCAATCCGTCCATTCGGAAACCTCTTCCAAAACTCAATAACACGCTCGCGTACAGTTGTATATTCGTCTAAATTAAACATAGAGATCGTTCTCCTCGGTTGCTAGTTGTCCTGCAAGTGCGCCATAGCTGCATAAGTCGATCCAGTTATCGATGTGCTGGGCGGATTGATTAGTCCTTGCAAGTTTAACAAGCACCATGATCCCTGCGACTTGATAGTCATGTATCGGTGTCTGTAAGTATGCTGAGAGGAGCATTGCGGTGTGTTGCAGGTTATCCGCAGGGTGGCCGTATGAAAGCCCACGATCACGGATCGTGTCTGTGGCTGTGAGTAAGATTTCATTGGCTCTCATTCTTCGCCCTTGATACTGCGACCTCGGTGATAGCCATCGCGTACGCCCTTTTCATAGCTTCTGCGCTGAACATCTATGGTAATCATAATGAAGCCTATGATCATACCTAGCATGCAGATTAACAGCAGCTTGTCTGTGTTTGCCATTCTTTTACCTATCTGCCCCAATGCCCTTGACTGGGTACAAACTTAGTGTGACATAACTGTGGCTACATTGTGGCTACATTGTGGCTACATTGTGTAACGAAATGATAACGATTTAAGCACAAAGCCCTCTTTCGAGGGCTAAGGCTCTTACCTCAAAGCGATTAAGCCAGAGGATTGCCCAATAATTATAGACTACCTTTGGTTACTTTTTGCGACCATAGGACTTGCCAGCCACGATGAATGTGCCGTCCTTTTCAATGTTGATTAAGTCCACCTGCACCTTAGATCCATTTACATAGATGATTGCAAAGGCTTGCTGCCAATTGGCTACACCCTTCGTATAAGCAGCTTGCTTAAAGTCCATGAGGTTGCCTACCTCGACACCATGTAGGACACGCCCTATACGCCCCCCAGAAGCCTCTGAGAAGGCTGAACGCCCTGCTCTGTGAGTATGACCTGAGATAACATTCTTGCCATGCCTACGAGCGGCTTCTAGGGCTGATAAGCCCCCATGTGGCTTGATGGGTGTGTGATCCCCATGTACTGCAATCCAGTTAGGTGCAATAGGCATAGGATTCTTATGGAAGGTAATGCCTAGTTCATCAAACTTCATAAACTTCTCAAAGCGCAGCTCCGGCAATGCCCCGAATGCAGGCACTTTAGCCATGATGATGTTGTATAGGCGATCCGTGTGATTGCTACGAATGCAATCTGTAACGCCTAAATCCCAGAGAAGCTGCACAGCCTCATTACGATCATCATCTAGGGTCTGGGCATATGAGCCCATGCGACCCTCTTCCCACTTGCTTATCTGTGGTAGATCAATCTCATCGCCAATGGTTACTACTTGGTCAGGCTTAAACTTAGAGATAAAGCTTGCAAGGTTACGGGTTGCAACCCTGTCATGATAAGGAACTTGAAGGTCACTTACTACGACTATTCGCTTAATCGTCATCCTCATCTTCGTAATCGCCTAGCTTCTCAGGCGGTACTTGATCAGGCAGAATCCAATGAGGGTAAGCCTGTGGCTCTGTAATCATGAACATAGCAATATCTTCTGCGAAACCTGCTCGCTTTAACGATAGGAAGTATTCATAAAGCCCAATGCAGTAAGCATCAAGCTTTGAGTAGCCTTGCTCCTCTAGTGCCTTGGTTGCTTTTCTTGCCATGGCACTATGCTACCTGTCAAGTAATATGTTATAGATCTCATCGACTCGCGTGTTGAGTCTTTTGATCTCAGACAACAGGTGTGTGATTACATAGCCAGACAAGCCGCCAAGTGCTGCGATAGTTGCTATGTAAAGGGTAAAAAAGTCTGCCTGTGTCACTTCTTAATGCCCATAGAAGGATCATTAGGAGATAAGTAACGCAGTACAGGTGGGATTACAGATGCGACACCCGCGGCTATAAGCGCGTTAGGGTCTGTCACTCCTGCTGCATACATTGAGATTGCTGCGACTAGGAAGGCTCTTGCCCAAGATCCTGCTGCTGTCTTTAGTTCATTCATTACTTGCTCCTAACATAGGTACTTGAAAAAAAGCCCCGTCATTATCAGCTTCTTTCTTAAAGCTAACATGAATGTGCTTAGTGTGTTTGTTAGCCCCTGTGTACTTGCGCCACTTCCAGTTGAGGATGTGCGAGCAGATTCGTCCATCGTAAATGATGTAAGTAATACGCTTGTCTGCTTTTGACTTGGACAAGGTACGAAGCTGATCAGCAAGATCGCCCATGATGTCGGGCTTTCCGCCTTTGAATAAATCTTTGTCCACATCAATGGCGCGAACCCAGCCCTGCTCATCTGGATTATGATCAGACTTGCGAGCAGCGTGTCTTGTGTCACCGATCCAGCCATCCGATGTGCGGTCACGATCTGGGAACGAGTCATCGAATTGCTCGCGTAGCTGAATAGCCGCCTTACTTAGTTTCGGCTTCATTTAACCAAGCCTGATACTCAGGATTATCTTCTGTGCAAGTAACGCGAGTTAATCCGTCCTCATCAATGCGAGCATAGATCTTTACGCCTTCATCTGTCGTGTGTAGAAATTCGTATTTCATTATAGTTCAGCACTCCATCCTAAATAAGCACCATTTACATTAGGTCGTGCAAAGAGTGCGTTTGATGCAACAAGACCCGATGCAACATAAAAAGCAAAAATAGCATTTTGTGTACTAGCATTCGTGAATAATGGCACACCCGAACAAGTAGTATTAGTTACCCCAGTTCTTACGGAATAATCTGTCGCGGTTCCTGATTGTTCTAAGGCAGTCGGTGCAGTTCTCATTGTTACTGGATATGGCATTACATAAATTGCGGCTGTTGTATCTTGCGCTAATCCGTTGGCAAAATGTTGGCCAGCTTGGACAGTAGTGCGGTAATAATACCGCTGGCACATAGCCAATTCAGCCTGCTGGCTTCCACCGCTTGCAGTCTGGAATGGTGTTGCTTTTGAGCCGTACTCGACTTGCACACCCCAGATTTGGAAAGTGTTGTTTTGAATTCCAATAGAGGAAGATCTAGTAGCAAAAGTTGAACCTGCTGAAACCCATAAAATTAATTGCAAGGAATCATCCTTATCAGTTCCAACAGTTTTTCCGCTTAATGATGGAATTGCTATTGTTGCTGTATATCGAGCCCAATTTGTCGAAATAGTTACGGCAGATACTGGAATCGAATTAAAAGGTGAAGGACCACCGCTTGTTCCAAACTCTTGCGCCATTTCAATTCCAACTTTAGGAGTTCCAGTTGCCGCCTTTGCCCAGAAAGAAATCGTTGCCGTTTGACCTGCTAAAGTTCTGACAGATTCAATTTTGTGTCTAAATCTTGCATTGTCTCCTACTGCACTTTGACCAGCGCTAATACCTTGTATGAAAGTCCTGCCTTCATACCCTGCAACAGGAGCAGCCCCGGGTGTAAATGTTTGAGGAGTAACTGTAAAAGTTCCACCACTATTTATTTGAGTCCATCGATCAAAATTAAAAGTATCGTTAGTAGTATTGCTAGTAAAGTTTCTTTGATTTACGCTAAAGTCACCATTGATGATCTTATTTTTACCAGCTTGACCATAGCCGACATTCCATACTGAGGTGTCAATGGCATCGCCTAATGCGCGAATATCCTGTGCGCCGTTTTTTACAAGGCTAGAGTTATCTGGCTCAGCCCAGCCATAGTTCGGTGATAGTGCCATTAGGTTAGTGCTCCGATCGCGTTAGTCCAAGTAAGTGTACCATTTACGCCATCCCAATCTAGGGTGGCTGGGAATACTGTTTCCCATTGTGTCGTACTTAGTGAGAAGTCTGTAGCTGAAACATAAAGAGTGATCTCTGTAAAACTAGGAGTTGCCCGTAGTGCGACATTCTCCACAAAGCCATCGAATTGACCATCTAGCAAGTTGCTAGGCAGGTTAGTAATCAGGACAGGCTCACCAAAAAAGACGGCTATTAGATCGTTACGCATAGCATCTGGCATGTCTGGATTATCTAAGCGGAAGGTAATAGCACCTAATGAGCCGCGTGGATTCTTTCGCAGATTGAGTTCTCTAGTGGCGATATCCGTGATGTC